GAGTGGATAGTCCCTGGTCATAGAAAAGGATCTAACACTCACAATGTATCTGCAACTGTTAGTTTAAAGCAAGAAGAGTGGGATGCAGCAGGTAAGTGGATGTGGAAGAACAGAGAGCATTACAATGGCTTATCTGTATTACCTTATGATGGAGGTACTTATACTCAAGCACCTTTTGAAGATATAAGTAAAGTTAACTATGATATGGCTATGACACATTTAAAAAATGTTGATCTAACTAGAATATCAGAAGTTGAAGACGAGACAGATCTAGCTGGAGAATTAGCTTGTGCAGGAGGCGCATGTGAGATAGTATGAAACGATTAGCAATTATAGGAGGTATTGGCATGATGACAATGGCTGGTACTAATATGGTTTGGCATAAACAAAAGCCAAACTTTAATGCAAACACACTTGCAATAGCAAGCGGCGCTTTTATAGTGTCAATAGGTATAACTATTAAAATATGAGGTATGATGTGTCCATTATGTCTAGGCGGTATTTGTGAATACTGCAACAAGTAAAATAATAAAAGGGAGGTCTTTCGGCCTCCCTTTTTTGGTTACAGGAACTTTGGGTATGGTGCCCAGTTTTTTTTGTCCCTACTTCATTAGTTCGAGTAGTTTTTCTACTCTATCATTTTCATACTTCAAAGCTTTTATATCATCTTTGCTTAATCCTAAGCTGTCTAGCTTTCTTACTTGCTCAGCTTTACTAAGTTTTTTATACTTGTATTTGTCAGTTTCTTTCTTGTTAACTATATTTTTCTTACCACTGTTTTTAGCTATTATAAGATTTATCTTAGCGTCTTCAGACTTAGCTTTCTTTATAGTGTATTCTCCAAAGCCTAACGACTTTAACATTTTTACTTGCTGAGCTGAGTTAAGCTTTTTAAGTGTGTCATAATCAGTAGAACCTTTAGCTTCTTTGTATAAAGATTTATTTTTATCTTCCTTAGCTTTTGTTTTCTGCTCATCAGTTAAAACAGGTGCAGTCTTTTTATCTTCTAACTGCCACTTAGGCCAACCACCTAACTGTGCTACACGCATCCATAACTCTGTATCTTCAGCTAAAGCACCTTCTATATTTTTTATTTTATATAAAACTCTGTCTAAAGGAAAGTTAGTAGTAGCTGATATAACTTTAGCTAACGCTTCAAACGCAGGACTGTTTAATGAAAAGCCTTCATCAAGTATTTTTTGCCTACGTTTTTTACTATCAAAATGCCAAGCAGCTTGTTTTAATCTTGATATTTTAGAATTTATAGGTGGCGAAAACTGTGTAAGCTTCCATACTGAGTCTACATATTCGGGTCGTTGTCTTTTAGATCTTTCGTATATATCTAGTAAAAAGTTTTTACCAACAGAAACAGCAGCACCACCAATGCCTACACCTCTTAGAAGTGAGTCTAACATACCGTTAACAACGTTTAAGTATTTCTTTTCTTTCTTAGGATCTTCTTCTTCATCATCACCAAAGCCAAATATGTTAACAGCTTGCTGAAGAGCATTGAATATTATATTTTGAACAAAACCGTAGTATATTACTCTGCTTATATTAGACTTAGCATCACCTCTTCCGTTTATTAAATCTTGAATAGCTCTTTTCTGTAACCTAGCATATTGCATAGGTGTATTAGCGAAAGCTAATATTAATCTACCAGCGCTACTAGCTTGTTGTTGAGATATTCTACTTGGATCAGAAGACTGCTGAGACTCTTCAGCTACTTGTCTAAACTCTATTAATGCCTGAGCTTTAGCTTCGGCCTCTGTCATTCCTTGATTTTTAACTAAATCATTTATTCTATTACGGTAGAAAGTAGCACCACCTGAAGCAATAGCAAAACTATCAGCATACTGCGTGGGTAAAAATCCTTTTTGTAATATATAATTAATAGCAGCTTTAGCTTTGTTCTTGCTAGTTGCAGCAGCATCAGCTATTTCACTTTCAGATATATTTAACTTCAAACCATTACGCCTGTCTATTAAATATTCAGAGTTCATTAGCTCCATAAAGTCAGACCAATATTGTTTTTGATTAGCAAACGCTTGGCCGGCTTTTAATGGGTTATTAAAGCTCCAGTTTATAAAGTTAATACTTGATATAGTTTGTAGCACTGCTGATCTTGTATTAAAGAACATTATAGTTCCTATAGATCCGTTGATGTAGTCAAGTATTCTATTCTCTAAAGCATTACCACTTGTAACTCTATTCTTACCAGTTCTCATTCTGATTAATACGCCTTCTAAAGCTTCTCTATATTTAGTACCATATATAGCTTCTAACTTATTTAAATTTTCAGCAGTGTATATAGCATCAACTCTTTCTTGCCATTCGGCTAAATACTTAGATCTTTTCTCTGTGTTTATTAAATTAATTAAGTCAGTAGTTATAGTTCCAGCTAACCAGTTTTGATCTGGGCTAGCATAACCATCGCCTTTAGTTATGGATAATATCTGATCAGCAAACATAGATAACTTAGGATCTTTTTCTACTATATCATTTAATTCTTTTAAATCTCTTTTAGATAACCCAGGAACATCATAACCCATCTTAGTAAATAAATGAACTCGTACAGCTTGCTCGTTTGTAAAACCACTATCGTTCTTTTTTCTAAGATCTTTAGGTACATCTAATGATTTTTTCAACTGTTTAAAATCACCCATCAGCTGTATTCTAGCAGCAGATAAATTTTCTTGGGCTTTAGTATACGGGTCTAACAAGTTTTGCTTATACCAAGCCATCTGAGCATCTCCTTTACTGCCTTTAGTTAGGGTAGGATATATAAGACCTAAGAAATCTTCAGCTGAATATGGTATAAAAAACTTAAACTTACCTTTACTTGCTCCTACTGTTTTAGCTTTAGCTGCTGAATACTCTTTAAATGATTCAACTCCTGTTGATTCTTCAAGAAGCATATTAAACTCTTCTCCAAGCTTTTTACTTTCTTTTATTCTAGCTTGTTGTATTTTAGACTTAACATCTATAACACTCAAAACATCTTGTACTGCTTTAACGTTTTGATAAGCATCATCAGCAAAATAAAAATCATTATAACCTTCTGCTGCCTTGTCTAATATCCAATTTGCTTTAGCCTCACCCGGTGATTTACCTAATCCAACTATATTTTCTCTTTTAAATTCTAAGCCTTCAGCTTTTAAGAACTCATATATAGCTGCTTCAGCATTAGGACCTCTTGCAGTTAATACAAATAAATCTTCATTACCTCTAGCGTCTTTTATAGTTTGAGCTACTTTAAATAAAGGACCACGACCACCTTCGGTAACGTTGTCAAAGTCACTAAAGTCCATAACCCATCCATCTTCTATCATTTGAGCCGCATCAGTTGCGAACTTCTCTGCATTCATCTCTATTGACTCATCTCCTCTTACTGCAAAAACTTTATTATTACTTGTTGCTAATGTATCATCAAAATCAAATACTCTTATTTTTTTGACAGGTCTATTTAAAGAGTTAGCTAATTTTAAAGCCTCATCTATGCTAGCAGCTTTACTCAGAAGTTCATCCATACTTAGATCTTCATCTATGTCTAATACTTTAGACTCAGCAAGTTGTTTATTGGTAATTTTAATAGAATCATTTTGAGTTTTAGCAAGACTTGGTTGACCATTATTTGGAAACTTAGTATAAGCAGCTAATTTTTTCTTTGCTTTACTTAATTCAATTTGTCCCTTAACAACTTGTTCTATTAACTTATTTTGTAAACTAACAACTCCAGGAAATGTTTGAACTGTTTCAGCGACACCTAAACCAAACTTATCAGCGTATGATTGTCCTGTTCTAATATCTCTAACAGTATTTAAGTTTATACCAGCCATAGCCATACGTATTATAGGATTACTACCTATATACGCACCTTTAGGAAGTATGGCGGCGTATTCAATATCTAAAAGGCTGTCGTCTTTTTTAGATAATATAGTTTGAGAAAAGTTTTTTCGTATATCAACCATTACAGCTTTAGGCTTATTCATTTTTATAGCTGCTAATATACTAGCTCCAACAACAGAAGCTGGTGGGTTGTGCTCTTCTCTGTATAGTTTTTCAGATCTTGTTTCTATTTTTTTACCAGCTTCAAAAGTATCTGACACTCCTTCAAATGGAGCAGAAGCTTTTATAAGACCTCCAGTAGCTTGATAACTTTGTATTATAACCATACCAGCTACATCCATAGACATACCGTTATCAACAGCAAGAGCTAGTTGGTTAACAACATGATCTAACATGTCCATATTTATTTCAGACTGCGTTTTACCTGTGTCACTAACTTTTTTATCTAATCTTTGTGCTAAAGCTTCTTGACCTATAAACTTACCTTTTTTACTTATGCTTATTTGTCTATAACCATTTTCATCAAATGGAGAATCGTTTGCTGTTTCTAATAGTTTTTTATAAGCTGGATCTTCCGTACTCCAAAATAATCTACCTGGTTTAGCAATCCATAAACTAGGATCAATACTTGCAATTTTACTTTTATATTTATCTTTATTTTCTACAACTATTTTGTTTCTTTCATTAACTCTAACATCTCCAAATCTATAAAACTTATTATCTTTAGTTTTAAAATATTTACCAATGTTTTTAATACCTGCTTTTTTAGCTTGCCCGTAGTTTCTAAACTTATTATTTTTATCTCCATAAAAAGTTTGTCTACCACCACTACCCATAGCTCCAGCTTCTATCACTGCCTTGTCTATAAAGCCTTGCTCAGCAGCTTTTAAAATTTGAGCTTGTAAAGCTTCTCTATTAGATTCATTTATAGCATCAGAGTTAAAATCTAAATTTCTAGCTATCTCTCTTTTATCTCTCCACCCTGCTGCTTCTTGTAATTTTAATATCTGCTTATCATCAAATTTTTTAGCAAATAATAAATCAGGTCTTGTTTGAGTTTTTCTAGCTGATGTAGCTCTTTGTTGATCTGTATCACCTCTTTGAGCTCTAGTTTCTGGTAGCACGTCCTTAAACATCTTCTTACCAAACGCCTCTGCTAGTTTACCTTTTCTATTAGATATATTTTGCGGTGTCTGCTTAGTATAAAACTCTACAGTAGCATCTGCACCTGGGTCTAGTATATCATAAAGCATGACACCTTGAGCTTCGTTTTCTACAAATGCCCTGCCTGAGTCTCTATATTTTCTTATGTCAGCTTGTGTAGTTAAACGCTTGTTAGGTTTAGTAAACATTCTAGGCTTACCTTGTTTCATTAAACCTTTATCTAGTTCTATGAGGTATTTTAAATCAAGATCTCTTATGTTGTTATAGTTTTCTTTTATAAAAGTTTTATAGTCTTGACCTTTTAGTACATTGTTTTTAACCCAGCTTTTTAATTCTTTACCAGATATTTGATCAACTTTAGTTCTGTATTTCTTATCATCTACAGTTGGGAGCTTGTCAACCATTGGTTGAGTAATTTCTTTGAATGATTTAACTTCTTGGTCAGTTAAGCCTTTTTCTTTACCTCTTATTATATTTCTTCTAAAAGTAGATCTTGGTTGTTTAGCTACCCCTCTATCCACTTCTTCTATAATATCTGTCGATGTATCTGCAATGTCAAACATTTGACCCTCGCTAGTAGGTTTATCAATACTACGAGCATCAGAATCTACTCTTGTAGCATATTCTTTTTTTACGTCTAATAAAGCTTTTTGAGCAATACCACCTAAACCTCTTTGATCTGCTTTACCATACAAATAACTGAACAAACTTCTTCTGTTACCATCTACTACAGGTTTGAAGTTGTTTAAAGCTCTAAGCTGTAAGTTTTCTTTTATTTTTCTATTAACCTCTTGTTTTATATTAGAATCTAAACCTTGTAAATTACTGTCTCTATTTATTAATTGGTTTATATAACTATTAAACTGAGAATTATTTTCTATGTTTTCAAAAGCATCTATAGCATCTTCACTGTTTTTAAAATCTTCATTGCTAGCTAGATCTTCTGTAATGTTTCTATCAAAAGCTTCAGACATAGATCTTGTGTCAGCTTTTATAGGTAAAGCAGCGGCTTGTTTAGTTTTAGTTTTAGTATCTGGTTTTATATTTATAACCGGAGTAGTATCTTGTTCTTTTATCTTCTTACCTTTCTCTCTTAATTTAGTATCAAACTTAACTTTACCTTGTGCTAACTTCTTTTGAGCTCTAGTTAATTTACCTCTACCTGTATTTCTAACATAATCATCAAGAACATCCATGATGTTATCTTCATTGATTTCTATTTCCATACCTAAGCCTTGGTAAAGTCTTCTAAAACCAGCTTGTACTTCGCTTCCTACTGTTGTACCTTTTTTGAAATATCCTCTTTTCTTTAGCTGTATATAGTAAGTCATTATCTCTTCTGCCACGGCCTCAGAGTCATACTTATCATCTTCCTTATACTTTTTAATCTGTTGGTCTATAACGTCAGCAGCTTTTGGATCTATTTCACGCATCTTTTTTCTCAACGAGTCGGCTAAACCAAATACAACATCTTTGTTCTTAGGATCGTTCAATGCTATCTCTAGGAAGTTATGGCCTGCCTCATGCTCTAAAACCCCCTTAGAAGCCGTCTCTGACATTAATATTATACCCTCGTCTTTTAAATAAACCCCTTCAGGGTCTAATAAATCTTCAGAATTTAAATTATATTTTTCAGCTATCTCATCTACATTATCATCGTTAAATACTTCTACCTTAGCACTATTAAGTAGCTCTTCAGTTTCTTCTTTAGACAAATCTTGATCTTTAGATAAGTTCTTAACCTTTTCTAGCTTAACTATTCTTAATTGCTTTTCAGTAAAAGCTATTTGCTCTTCTTGAGTTAATTCTTTTACTTTTTCATTTTGAGGATTATCAGATATATCTTTAATTTTAGCATCTATAGCTTCTATTTTTTTATCTATACGGCCAGTAGTACCTTTAGCTAAATTCTCTTTTTGGTTATTAAGCTTTTCTTTTTCTTTTAACAAAGATGATATTTGAAATTGAGCCGTTCCTTTTAAATCTGGATCTATCTTGTTGTATAAATCAAACTCTTTCTGTAGTTTAAATTTATCAGAATTAAAATCTTCTTGCGTGTAAATTTCTCCATTTTCATTTTCAACACCTATTTGTTCTTGCTTCATTTCAATAGCAGCAGTCAAAGCACTTGCATCTCTAGCAGTATTTGCTAAATTCTCTAAGAATTTATCATTTTCAAGTCTTTCAGCAAATGTAGTTTCTCTTTCATAATCTGTAAGTACATTATCTGTAGTTATCAAAGACTGAAAAGTACCACCAGCATTGCCTGATAAAAATGAAACACCAGCCATATGTGACATTTCTTTTTCAAAGTTTTCAGAGCTATAGTTAGGTAATTGAAAATTAACTTTATTATCTGTTAAAATATTAAAAGTCTCATCTAGTCCATAACTTATACCAGTTTGAAAAGTCTCATCTGCTAACTCACTTAAACCGGCTGTTGTTACTCTACCAAATTTACTAATACATTTAGCAACTAAATCACCACACTCTTTCTGAATTGCTATTTGAACATCTCGTGCCGTAACATTACCAGTTAATTTTCTTAATACACTGTTGGTTATTTTTTCTGATATTTGAGCAGCAGGATTAAACTTACCTTTTAATATTCTTCCAGTTATATAAGAAAAGAAACCTTCTGAAGTCGCTTTACCTAAAGAATACATTTTTTGTTTTGTAGGTGAAAAAACCTGTTCAAACTGTTTAGTAGCCTCAGCTCTGCTTATTCCTTGCTCTTTCATAGCTTTAGCAACAAATTCATTTTCCATACTAGCAACGCTAGCTGTAGTTTCTGTTAAAGAATTAAAGAAATAACCACCTGCTAATCCCGTTATTGGAGCTCCTAAAGTAGCGCCAGCCATTTGAGCAAAAGAATTTAACGTACCACCAACTAAACTATCAGCAAAACTTTTACTAAATTCAGGATCATTACCTTGAAGTGTAAGCTGTTTGGCTATAGCATCAGTTGTACTTTTTAAAGAAGCTTTTTGAGATCTAAAAGTATTTAAATAGCTTTTATATTTTGATTCACTTATACCACCAAGTTCATATCCTATTTTATTTATACCCTCAGCTAAACTCATATATGCTGTATAAACACCTGTTCTTGTTCCAGCAAATTGAGTTGCTAGAGTATTATATAGCTCTTTAACAACACTACCTTTACCCTCGTATTTGTCTAACATTTTTTGTATTCTATCACTAGACTGTAGTTCTAAATTTCTAAAAGATGAGCTAGCAGCGCTATGTAATCTATAAGAATCATATAGCGTGTTAATATTTTGCTTAAGTTCTTCTTGGCTTACACCTATTTCTTCTGCCTGATCTTTTAAAGATTTTAAATTAGCTTGGTTAGAGTCATAAAAACTTTTATAATCATTAGATAGTTTATTTTGTTTCTGTATATTTTTGTTATATTTATCTACATCATCCTCATAATCTTTAACAAAATTCTTTTCCCATTTTTCGTATTCTTTAACAAGATTATCTTTTAAGCTAGGGTTTTCTATTATTGCTTTTTTAACTTGTTCTCTTTTGTTTTCTATTTTTTCTTTACTACTATCTATAGATTCTTTAAGCTTTTTGTTTTCTCCTTCTATCGAATTTATTTTAGAGTTTACATTTTCAAACTCATTAAGCAAGTTTTTGTTCTCATCATATATATCAGACTCTAATTTAGCAGAGTTTCTTACTATTTTTTTAAGACCAGAAACTTGATCCTCAACTTCGTTTATATTATTTTTTAACTCAGCTTTTATTTGTTTTTGTTTATTTTTAATAGCTGGGTCTACTTCTACACCTGGAGCAAGGTTAGGCGATGTGTTATATTCTGTTGAATTTTTATCTATAAAATTAGTAAAACCCTCAATGTCTTTTGCTTCACTTAAATTTAATTCATAAGCTACGCCTTCATTTATTAATCTACCATTAGTAATAACTCCATCCTCTATACCATTAGCCTCAGCTGTAGCTTTAATATCTAACTTACCATCTTTAGTAAACACAGGGTTTTTAAAAACATATATAGTATTTCCTTCATGTGTACTTCCTAGCCCATGGTTTATATATATTTTATTTATATCTCTACTAACATTTACAGGATCCATTGTTTCATCAAACATATAAGCATCCTTAGACTTATTGCCAAAAAAAGTTGTTCTCTCTCTCAACTTATACTCTCCGTTTTCGTCTTTTTTAAGCATATAAGCTTTTCTATTGGCCCAAGCAGTAGGACTTGGCTTATCTTTGTCAATAATAGTTAGCTCCTCAAATTTAGTTTTATTATCTAAAGCCTTAACTTTGTCTTCTTGAGCATCTATAACTTGATCTTGTAAATCTTCTAGCTCTAATAATAATTCTTTTTTCTTTTCAGGATCTTGCTCTAGCTTTATTTCTTTTTTCTTAGCCTCTATCTTTGGCTTTACATTTTTTATTATATTATCAAATTTTTGAGGATCTGCTTGAACAGCATCTGACTTTGCTGTGATTTCAAATTCTGCAAGTCTTTCTGCATCAGGATCAGGCTCTGAAACCTGCGATTCTTCAGTGAAAATTCTATCGTAGTCTTCGTTTGTTATATATACAGGTGTGTCTTGCACTAAATTATCATTGTCTTTATCTTTGTACGTAGCAACGTAATAGTAACCCTTGTTTCTAGTAGTTCTTCCTTTTTCTCTAGGATCTTCACCTGGAAGTTCAATTACTTTTACTTCATCTTCTGTATTATAAGGTACATCTATCTTTTTTAAAGATACTAATTCACCTTTTGAATCATTTATATCCTGCTGTGTTCTACTTAAATTATCTGGATCTTCTTGACTTCTATTAAATACTTTACTTAGATCTTCTTGTTTAAGTTTAGAAACATCTAGTTCTTCTACAACTTCATAGTCACCTTCATTTATTTCATTGCTGCCAGTTACAGTTACAACGCTTGTCTTTTTTGTTTTAGCTCTACCTAACTTATCCGGAGATAACTCCGATAAAGAATCTTCCGAGCTGGACTCCCCATCTTTTGGATCCGTAGCTGGGGACTGAGTCTTCGGATCCGACTTCTTTTCCACCTCTACAGCTTCATCTGCCTCAGCGTCTGCTGGTGGAATAAAATCTATTTCTTCTTTAGTTTCTTCTTTAACTATAGCGTCTTGTGGTGGTATAAATTCACTCATTATAATATTTACTTTTTATTAAAATCTGTATATTTTTTAGTATATTCTACGCCATTAGGACCAACTAATGATTCACCTGGTTTCAATGTATTCCATTGCTTGTTAAATTCTTTTTGAGTTAAAGGTTTGTCTTCGCCATCTGCAGGTTGGTTATCTTTAGGTTTAGTATTTAACTCTACACCTTCTGCATTAGCATTATCTTCCAATGCTCTAGTAGATAAGTAGTTTAACATCACATCGTACTGTTTTTTATATAGTGGAAACTCTTTATCACCAGGTACTGGTACACTGTTCCTACCAGCAAACCATTCAACAGATACATCTTCGTCTTCGCCATCAAAATCTTTATAACCTCTACCTCCATTCATTACATCCTCCCATATACTCTCACCTTCCAAACGTATTAAATCTGTAAACTGACCTTGAGGCAGCCCTGTAGACTTATTAACAGGACCTATCATAGCATTTTTTAATTGAGTCTGCTGATCTAAAGTCATAGTAGTTATCTCTACATCATCACCATTTTTATTTTGTCTAGTTACAGGTGTAGTAAACAAACTAGTAAATTGATTCTCATCATCTTTCATGTAGTTAGTAAACGCTGTTTGCAAAGGTTTTTCAACGTCTGCTTCATATTTTAAATAAGGATTTTTGTTATTAGCAAAAGCTTTATTAAACTCTCCAACGTTTAATATTGCACCATTCTCAGGATCTTTAAGTATTATGCTATCTCCATCTTGTATTATGTCTATGTTATCCCCATTGACTATTTTAGTTATGATTTGCATTTGCTCTGGCGGAGCGCCTGTAATACTTAGTTGTGGGCCATCTGGATCGTTTGAAGCTTGCTCGATAGCAGCAGCTATTTTTTGCATTCTAGGCACAGCATCTCCATATACATTAACTAGATTTTTTATTTTAGCTAAATCTTGCCTACCTAGCTGCTCATCCACCATAGTGCCATTATTAAGATGACCTTGTATTTCACTATACCTATCTATTAAGTCATGAAAGAAAACGTCAGACTTCTTGTTGAAATCTTCGTAACCTAAACTATAGCTAGCAACATCATTGTATAAATTCTGCTGATCTCTTTTTTGGCTTTTGGTAAATTCTTTTAAAGCTTCTTGTTTAGAACCTATAGAATTAATAACGCCTTGAGCTAAAGCATTTGCGTTTGTCATCGCCCTATTTCTTCTTTGCTGTTCTATAGCTTGTTGACGTTTTCTGCTTTCTGACATAGCAGAAGTATTTATGCCAGGACTACTCTGTTGTGATCCTGGTCCTTGTGGATTAGCGTAACTCATATTTTTCTTTTTTATGTGCTTACAACCTCGGCGTTAGTGAATGCATCCATAGAGCTTTCAAACTGTCTGTCAAGAGCGTCTAGTTGGTTAGATGCTCTACTAATATCTGAGTTATCTCTAGCTTCTTGAGCAGCAAATCTTTGCTGTTCACCCTCGGCTTTCGTTTTAGCTAGATCTTGAGCTCCTTGAGCGGCAGCTTTTTGATTAGAAGCTTCTTGTTGTTGTAGAGATGCAGCAATACCTTTTTTACTTTGAAGTGCAGCTTGAGCTAAAGCAGTAGCACCACCAGCACCAGCACCACTAGCTCTCATAGCATCAAGAGTGTTTGCTAAAGCTATATCTGATTGCTCAGCTTGAAACTCAGCAGCTTTATTTGCAACTCCTAGATTAGCCATTTCATTAGTTAGACCTGAATAAGGATTAACTATAGCCTGTCTATTTTTAAGCAAATTTTTCATTTGTCTTTCTTTTATTCTTCTAGCTTTATTAAAGTTTGCCTTTATTTTGTCTTGCTCGTCTCTTTCTGCGTTTTCTTTTTCAATTAACGCTGCCTCTTGTGATGATGATGTTCCCATACTATATTTGTTTTATTAAGTGACTATAATTAGTATCACCTTCTTTAAATCCTATTTCTTGTAAATTACTTATATATTTTCTATTATTACCCCAAAAGAATAAAAACTTTCCATTATGTTTTTTCCAAACGTTTTCGCAAGCTATATTCAACAAATTAATAGCTTGTGATCTATCTTCCTGCTTGTAGTTTCTATCTGAAAGAGGCCACCCTAATGCACATACGCCTGAGTTAGTAGTATACATAAACACTGAAGCTATAGGTTTATTTTCTTTTTCTACTATTAAACCACCTGTACCATTATCAGGTAAAAATTCTTTACTAGGTATAAATTCAAAATCCCATTGTTTCCACCATTTTACTAGTGTAGCCCAATCATTCTCTGTAAGTCTTCTTACGTTTAATTCCATTTAATTTAATTTAATACGACGATATTACATAATTAGATCCAGAAGACCAAAGCTCTTTAGCTCCGCCTAGATCAGTTGTATCGTCTGTTTCTATTTTAACAGTGGCAAAATAGCCTTTAATACCTGTTATATCAGCTCCATATATTACTTCACCAGCAGCTGCAGGTGAGTTAGATACTAGGTTAGCGACATATCTATTTTCTTTTCTAGCAAAACCAGTTCTTATTGTTTGACCAACAGGATCTGTATATAAACCCTCATCATAACTCAATATAGGTTTTGTAGTATCTCTGCTTTGTATAAAACTAGGATTACCAGCTACGTTAACATCTTGACCAGTAAAACCAGATTTAAAAGACTTCATCTCCCAGCCATTACTACCTTCGTAACTTATAGTTTTAAAATTCTTAACAGTAGAAGGGTTAGGGTTTAATACAAATGTAACGTTAGATGTGGATCTAACACCATAAAACAAACCTCTATTATTAGCTACAGTTGTATCGTATTGTTGGTAAAGATCTGAATTTTGAGTTGTATATGTTTTATTTAAAACACTAAATAGTAAATTAGGTTTAAATGTTAAAAAACTTACCCAACCATTTATGCTTTCGTCAAAAGTGACTGTTTGATAATCAGAAGTAGTAGATGCTTGATTAGTTGTTTTTTGTAAAGATATAACATAGTTTTTATTATGTATATCCCAACCACCTATTACTCTACCTCTAGTCTTATATTCAAAAATACATTGGCTAGTTATAGCTGGTGAAAACAATTTAGAATATAACACTGTATAATTACCGCCAGATTCTGTTACGTTTGTTATATAACCGCCAGTTTGACCTTGTATAGACATACCTTCTGATGGAGGTATATTATTAGCGGCGGGAGTAACAACTATCGCAGTAGTGGTTATAGCTCCTCCACTTACAACAGCGCTAGTAGTTGTTTTAGTTTCAAATTCATCTTTTACCTCAGCTAAATTATCTCTAAACCAATCCATCATACCATACATGCTTATTTCAGTCAAGCCATCGTTTGATAATCTCATCACTGCATTTCTGTTTTTATCAGAAAAATACTTCCTATAGTTATATATTGCAAATGATTCTGGATTTTTACTTATTCCATACTCACCTTTATAAGGAACAAACTGTCCTATAACAGCTGCACCTGCTTGTGTTTGTGTACCACTTTCAGTAGTATATATAGTATCTTTGTCTATTAAAGCTCTATGTATTCTGTTTTCTTGAAACACTATTAAGTTGGTGTCTTCTGCATAAGTTTTTTGTATGCTACCATGCTCTGGATCTAGAGACTTAGTTATACTATCTGCTACTGAGAATACGTTAGTTTGGTTTATGCCAGTTCTTGAATTATAAATACCAGAGTATATAAGAGTATTTATTCTATTTTGCTGCAATGGGTATTGTTCATCTAAATAGGCTCTTACCCCTTTGTCAGTAGATGTATTATTAAAACCACCTCTTATTCTGCTTTCTTCTATGTAATAATTCCTAGTGCTAAAACTTAACGCTAAACCACCTGGATATGCTATACCAGGGTGTGATTTAGGAAAACCAGCAACGGTGTCTGCGTTTTGCGATTTCAAAGACTTTAACCAATATGAATTAAAAAATTCTACTTCTATTATTTTTGACATATTATTTAATCTGGAGATGATGGTGCTTCAGGCTGTTGTTCTGATGAGTTTGGACCAGCTTCTATAGCATCGTTTAATTCTGAGATTAATCCACTTGTAGAAGTTTCATAAAATATATTTAATCTAGATTCAGGTGGTTTTATCTCTAATACACTAAAGTTTAAAGGATCACTAGGCTTGCCACCTATAGTTAATCCATCAGCTAAAAGTATTGCAGTTGGCGGGTTAGTTTGTGCTTGAAATAAACCAGGCGATGATATAGGCGCTACATCAGCGGTATCTCCACTAGCGAGAGTTGTCAACTGCTGTAGCCCAAGATCTGTTATTTTACCTATAGTATTAGCTGTAGCAAATTTAGTTCCTAAATATCTTTGGCTGTTATAGCTTTTATTGTTAAAAACATAATCACCTCCTGTTACTCTAGGGTAAAGAACTACATCACTAGTTCTAAACTGCGTTTGCTCTGGTTGTACTTCTTCTAAATCTGCAGGTATTTTATTTACATTATCACTTATTAGTGTTGTATAAAAAGATTGATCACTTATATATGTTGACGAAGCTATTGAAGGTGTTTTTATTACTATAGCTTGATTAGCAGCTATTGTTATTGTTATATCTAAGTTTAATGTGTCAGTGCCTGTGACGCTAGTTACTTTAGCTGGTAAAGCACTACCTGAAGGATTTGGCGGTATAGGAACTGTTACACCTTGGCCAGTTACTTCATCTCCAGCTTTAACACCAACTATATCTGATGGATCTGTAACAGTTATGCTGTTAGTAGATATTGCCATACCGTTGTCAGAAGTTGCGTTATATGTTGCAGTTGTAGGCATAGAGCATATATTTGCTAGATAAGCGTTATAATATTCTTCAGCTTGTTGTTTAACTACTATCTTATAAGAATACCAACCAAGTTTATTTTCAGGACCATGTATTACTATATTCTTGTTAGGGTCTAAAGTAACATTAGCCGAAACAGTTATAGTGTTAGTGTTAGTATTTATTGCTATTATACTAACTATTGTACCTGCAGCATTTATTATATCTCCAACAGCTATATTTTGATCTATACTACTAACAACTACAGTAGGACTATCTACAACAGCATTAGTTACTAGCGCATTATATATGCCGCTTTTGTATAAACCTGGATAACCAGGAGCATTATCACTGTTAATAATTGAACTTGGTATTTTTTCGTTGAATAATACTTTCAAAGAATCACCAAACCAACCTTTACCTAATGCTCCTATAGGTATGCCTTTAGACTCTGCGTCTGTTCTGGAAGGATAAGGATGAAAAACTGTAGAACCATCAAAAGTTTCAGTACTACCACTTTGAGCATATTGAAAGCTACTAAGAGAAGACAACACTACGTCTGATTGTCTACCATATCTATCTGCTAAAACTATACCTAATTGATATGTTCTATTTTGTTTAAGTGTATGGTTAGGCGTTGATACTGTAGTATACGATGTATTTACATTACTTACAGGATATTTAGGGCTAGCGCTTACACTATAGTTTATATTTTCAGGAGGAGAGTGTTTGTCTATTATATTTCCATATATTATTCTATTACCAACAGAAGACTGTGACATTGCTCTAATAGGTACTTTGTCAAATACTCTAGTTATTTCCGCAGCTGGTAAAGTTCTAAAAGGTTTTCTTGACTGATAAGTGTAATTGTAAATATAAGTAGAGTTAGAAGTTATAGACGCGTCAGAAACAGGTATTGTTTCTAAAACTTGTATAGCTAAACCATCAGACTCTTTGTACAAAATGTCTATCTCTGACACTTTTAATTTATCTACTAACTGATTAACTAAATAAGGTGTGTTTATTCTTATAGTAACATCGTCTACTTTGTTTTCAAAAAAGCTTATTATAGTAGAAGCACCAATAGCTTCTTCTTGATTAGAGTATTCTGTAGGTTCATTAGCAGTTGGCTCTGATATTATATAACCATCTTGTTTTGGTATAAATGCAGGTTGAGTAAATGGAGATATAACAGAATATTCACCATCATCAAATTTAAACCTATAAGCAAATCTAACAAACTTATCTGTTAAAAGTTCTTTGTCACCTGGCCATGTGCTAGTGTAGTTTGGATTAGGATATGCAAACTGTAATATATCTCCAGCAAAAACACTATTAGGACTTAACGTTATATTTTTATTAACAGTAACTGTATTAGAACCTGGCTGTAGCCCTACAGTTAAAACTTCTTCATCTATTTTACTTGGGCAAGTCACTTGCATTCCAGCTATCAAAGATTGACTAGTTGTAGGATCTGTAAAAGTAATATCCCAATTACTGCCATTTGCAGCTATGCTGTCAAATTTTGCACTGCTACTCGTTGTTATAAATTTGTCAGTTCTATTTTGAGAAGTTGGATATATAAATATAAAATCATTTGTTCCAGCGCTCAGTTGCTGAGATACCACGAAGTCTCCAACGCCAGAACCTGTTGTAGCATAGTTAACAGAAATTACAAACACTGGTTTAGCTACTATTTCAGCAAAGCTAGTAGGCGTTAGTATCTGCATGCCAGCTCTAAGAGTAGTAGGGTTTGCAGTAGATCTAGTACAATTTACAGTATTATTAGTAGTAACACCTGTTAAAGATAAAGTGTCATACGTAAATGGAGCTGAGTAAGGATAATATTTAGCTACAGATATTTGGTCTTCAGTGGTATAGTAGCCACTACTAGTTATAGCTTTTTTTACATTTATTTTTCTAGGTTGATTTCTGTTGTCAGTCCAAAATAAAAGATCTTCTACTAAGTTAATTCCAAATATCGGATGAGTTTTAGAAAAGTTTAAAAATTTACCCTGTACGAGTATTTGATTAGTATTATTACTTAAGTTAGACATTAATATGTAACAAGCCGCACCATATGGTGCAACATTGCTCAACGTGCCGTCTGAAAAGTCTGTATAATTAGTAGCTATAAAAAAAGCTCTATTGTTAGTATCATCAGCTAAATAACCTATTATTTCTAAATTATCTACATTACTTAAACCAAAATTAGTAAATAATTTATTACCTAGTACGTTTTCTAAAGCGCCAACATCTTCACCTTCAGATCTGTTTACGTTAACGTTCTGAGCATCTCTATATTCACCATTGGACAATAACCTATCATCTAGGTCTTTGTTCATTTTAGACTTGACAAAGTTGTTTTTTACTTCAGCCATATTTAATGTTTAATCCATTTAGATTTACCTCTAAACACTTGGGTTATTTCAGTTAATTTTAAATTTGATAATCTTATTTTAGCATTTCTTAGCTTGGCAAACCTTTCTTGCTTATATCTATTAACTATGTACTCTGGAGTGTTAGCTCTCGCTGCTAATATAGAATGGTTAATATGTGCATATAACGCGTCCTCGGCCATCTTAGGTACCTTAGAATCCATGTCGTAAGCTAATCCATCTGATATATACTCTATTACTATTAGTTTATTAGTTAAATCACTGGAAAAAGTAAAACTACCTGTTCTTTCGTTTATTTGAAAATAACCGTTCTGCTGCGAATACTGAGGCTCTAAGCCATATCTTTGCCCAAAGTTTAGTTTCCACCAGTCGTAGCTGTAAACATTTGTATTGTCTTTGTCTATTAATCCAGATATATCGTTTACATCTTTAGTATTCCATCTTTTTTCAACTTCAGATTGTTGCGCTAAATTATTTTCACCATCTACACTTTGAGTTGGAACACCATCTACGTCTTGTACTAATAGCTCGGTAGGGGACGTGGTTAAGTTGTTTACAGGATATATTATATGCTGAACGCCAGATTTATCTACCCAAGAACATCTAACATAATTAACGTAATCTTGTGGTATAGCTAAACTCAAGCTAGGTGGTATAGTTAATTCTTGAGATTTAATACTTTTTAACGTGTCATAACTAAATTCTTGTAAACCTCTTTTAGCATGAAATATAACATCGCTTCTGTTAGCTCTAGGTATCAACTTGTCCATGCCTACGTATGCTACCATGAAATTATTTACAATGTCTTTTAAACTTATATATTCGTAGCTACCATAATTAGCATCTATAGAGGCTTGATTTAGCTGAACTACTATAGTGCTTAAACTAGCTGGAGCAGCAGTAAAAGTAATAACATTGTCCGTCCTGTTAAAAGCGGTTGTAGGCAAGTTATCTATGGCAACTGTAAAATTAGTATCTGTTAAGTCAGTGTTAAATGTGCATGTAAAGCTTTGCTCTGCGCCATCACCAATAAAAGCTTGTTGTCCAGAATAATATTGTGCGTTTGTTTCGTTTATTAGTGACATATTTTATCTTTTAGTATTAGCTTCAGTTTGCGCAAGTTCACTAGAAGCAGCTTGAACTATTTGTGGATCTCTTATAACTACGCCGGCGTATTTTAATATAGCTATTATAACTTCTGTTTGTTGTGATTCACTTATTTCAAAATCTTGAAAACCGCTAGTAGGTATTACGCTGGCACCTCCGCCAGGTGTGTTATTAAATATATAGTTGCCAAGCGTGGGGTTAACAGTATAAGCCCACACAACATCAGCTGGCTTTCTTATATAGTTAAAAGTAACATCTCCATTAGCGTGAGTACTTGGATTAGGAAAAACAGTTAGTTTGTTCTTGTTGTATTTAGCAACAGGAAAGTCGTTAGTTGGTTGTGTTAACGGTGATAACTTTAGTTGATTGTAATTTCTATTGCTAACTATTTCTATTGGTGGAGAATTTTTTCCTTTATTCCAAGAAGCGGAACCAAATCTATGTAAATCACTAGGTTGAGTATAAATATTTGTTACATGCGATAATGCAGTACTGCTTGTTTCAAAAACTTGAAACTCTTCTCGTGTATGATCCATACGTGATGCAAACTCTACACTAGTTTTAGGCATACGTATATATTGGTTATAGTCTTCAAAAAACTTTTCAAATATCTCTAATTGAACTTGTGTAGCTATTTTATTAAACTCATAAGGAGTTAAATAACCACGTTGTTCTTTATTAAGAATACTTAATACTGTTGTATATACCGTGTTTACGTTTATTGCCATTTTAATATTTTTTAAAAAAAAAGGGTGGCGTAAACCACCCTAAATTATAATCACTTGTTATTTGAACTTTTTCTCTATAGATCTATAAACCTCAAGCCCTTCATCTGTTTTAAACCACGCAGCCATAGCTGAGTATGGATTTTCATCAAAAGGAACATTCATTAGTTTTCTATCATTACTAGCCCATGTAAATGTTCTATTGTCTGATGATAATTTAATTACGTTTTGTTCAACAGCTACAATAGCAACGTTTCTAAGTTGAACATTCTCGTCATTAGCTAAATCAATAAATAATTGTGGATTTCTTTTTGCAAACAATAGTAAATCTCTTTTTAGTTCTTTTGAACTTAATTGAGAAACACTTGATCCTATTTCTACTCTAAGTATTGCTTCGGCAAAATCTATGTCCATTTCCATAGCAGCGTTCATCGCTAAGACCTCTAATTTTAAATCTTCAACTTCATCAGTGGCTACTTCAACATTATCATATTCTGAAAATATTAAACCATTGTGAGTGTGCTTATCTAAAAATTCTTGTAAATTTCTTTTTTCTTTAGGAACAAATAAGTGTCCTTTATTAAAAACAATATGCTTTAAAGTAGATTGACCTTTTTGTTCATCAACAAATATTGACTTTTGATTAGTAGCATATCTTAATTCTCTTTCATAGCCTTTTTCTGGATCAAACCAAACTAAAGGATATTTCTGAGTATGCTTACTAGTTATAGTGTATGTTAAAGGTTCTTTGTTTCCTAATAGATAATAATTTCTATCTTTATATTCCCAAGTATCTTTTTTTACCTCAGGTTTTGCTACAGCTTTAGCTGCAGGCTTTTTCTTTTCTTTTGTTTCCATAATATAATATAATATAATAATTAAAAAAGACCCCGCCGAAGCGGGACCTTATTATTGTTTTGCTAATTAAGTAGCAGCTGTATCAGTAATAGTAATTGATTCAGCGAATAAACCTTCGCCTAAATCAACTTCAACTACATTACCAGGTAAATTAACTAATTTTTCAATAGCGGCATTAATACCATCTCTTGAAGCAGTTGTTAAAGCAGCGGCTGTTCCGTCTTTGTCATCTCCTGCAATTACTGCATATTTGAACTTGCTGTTACCTAAAGTGATATTTATATCACCTGAGGTAGCAACTGGAGCACCAATATGTAGTAGTTCGTCAGCAGGTAAAAGATCTACAGATCCATCTTGTTTTTTAAATTTTAAGTAATTCATGTTCTTATTTTTAAATGTTAATAATTAATTAAGCTCCTTTGAATAACACGAAGTTATTAGCAGCTTGAGTTACTAAACATCTTTCAGATAAGAAGTGTACAGACATTGCATCTAAATCAGAAGTATAAGCTCCTCCAACTGAACCAGTAATCCAGTTTTTAAATCTTCTATCTTCAGTTTCAGAAGCTCTATATCTTACGTGTAAGAATGGTCGTCTGATATTAGATCCTAACATTTGATCATATACTGTAGAAGTTCCAGCAGGAACAAGTACACCATCAATAGCTTTATCTAATCCTCTTGTAGATGCATCGTTTAGATATTTCCAATCAGTTTTATAGAAGTCATAAGAACCTCTTCTAAAACCAGAAAATCCAAAGTTTAACGCCATTTCAGCTTCGTTGTCAAAAAGACCGTAAGAAGCAGAAGCAGTAGAAGCATAACCTCCACCTGCCATAGCAGCAATCATATCGTCAAAATCAAGAGCAGTAGATCTTGATAAGAATAACATGTTTTCTTCAATAGCACCTTGCTTGTCTAGATTTTTAAGGATCTCATCGAAATCACCTAAAGCACCAGCACCAGGAGCAGCAGCACCAGCAAAACCAGAGTATATATTACCTCTTTGTTCAATAGCCTCAAACATACCTTCAGTACCTAGTATATTGTCTCCACTTAATGAAGAAGCGTTACCATTAGCTAGTTTTGCTTCAACACCTTCAACCATCATCATTTCAAGATAATCTTCAAAACGTAATCTAGTTTCAGACTCAGCTTTTAGATACCATAAATATCCAGATGTTCCGTCTTCAGTAGCGACTTCAACCCACCCAATTTGAGCAGTATCAGAACCATTGATTTCATACTTATCTTTGATAATTACAGGTCTGTTAGCATACTGAGTGAAAGAAGGCTCAATTGAACCTACCATTCCATTAGTACCTTTTTTAAATTCAGAACCGTAAACAAACATATTAACTCCTGTACCAGATGTTAAAGTAGAAGGTAGTGTATTAGACCCATAAACTTTACAAGTAAACTTAGTGTCATTAGTAGTTAAACCAGTTACATAAACTTTAGCAGTTACTAATCCAGTAGCTTGATCAGATAAAAGAACAGTTTGTCCTTCTCTTATAGCTATTTTAGTTGTCTCTGTGTTAGTTAATGATGGCTCAACAGTATAAACGTTACTAGTTGGCGCACCAATAGCAGCGGCTAAACCTTTATAAGCTACGTGTAATCTATTTTGTTCAGACCAAATTACTTGATCAGAAGTCATAGGCATTTCAGCTCCAACCATTCTCAAGAAACCAGATAGTGTTCGGTTTCCGTATCTTTCAACTTCTTGCTCATATAACTCAGGTAAGTATTGTTGAGCGAAGTTATTCATGTTTTGTCCAGTAGTAGTGCTTTCGCCATTAAAAGATAAGAAGTTAGATTCTAACGTCATTTTCTTTTGAGCAGGCACTATGGACGCGGGGAATCCCCCTCCAGATAAACTCATTTTTTAGTTTTTAGTTTTTATTTTTATTTGTTTTTATTTTCAACTTTGAACTATCGACTCCTGAAATTGCTCTTACCTTAAAACCATTAATAAAAAGATCTTCATTGTTTTGTGGACGTGAAGCTGCTTCTATATTTTTTGATTTATTAACTATATTTTTAGTTGCATCGGACTTGCCTTGCTCGTAAAAATGTTTAGCTATTGTATCGGCATTTCTAGCTGCATACATGGCTTTGTGATAACCTACATGATCTTCTATTCTTCCTTCTTTGTTTAGGAACTTCCCAACAAATTTTTCTAAGTCAGACTGTTGATCGATTACCTCATCAGTGTTGTTAACATTGTACTTGAACTTCGTATCACCTAAGTTAAACTCAAAACCTTTGAAATCCTTAGTAAAATACTCTCTAGTAGTTTTAACAAACTGTTCATGCTTATCAGCCGCGAGTTTTTTGTTCTCATTGTATCTATTGAAAAAGTCCATAGCTTTCTGTTGCTCTTGAGTAACGCCCGGTCTCAACTTGATCTCGTCGTAATATTTACTCTTAGTGCTTTCCAAAAAGTTTTTGGCTTTAGCAATTTCTTCTTTGAAGGCAAGTTTCTTTTTCTTTATATCTCGCTCTTCATCCAAATCTTCATCAATTTTAAAATTATCTTCCATTATAAAAGATATTTCTTCATGATCAAGATGTGGTTTAGTATTTTTGTAATATTCTCTTAATAAAGTGTTATCATCAATTTTAGAGTAGTCAGTATTTAATCTAACGTAGTCTTCCACATTACCACCTGTTTCTTCCATAAATGAAACTAGTTTCTCAATGTTCTCAGGTAAAGGCTTACCTAAGACTTCTTGATCTCTCTTAGCTTCTTTATATTCCTCTGTAGTTTCTTTTACTTCTTTTTTTACTTCTTCTTGTTCTGTTATTTGCTCTATAACAGGTGTTTCTTCTACTTTTTCTTCTTTTTCTTCTACTTTATCTTCTGCTAAGTCAACCTTTGTTATAGTTGGTTCTAGCTCTTCTTTTGGCTTGCTAAAATCTATTTTTGCGATAGGCTCTTTAGCTATTAATTGTTTAGGTTTTTTCTTAATTTTAAAGTCACCTTGTTCTAATACTCCATCTGGAGCTTCTTTTATTTCTTCTGACATAATATAATATAATAGTTAATAATTATGATAATATACCTTCCGGTATAGAATCACCTGCTTGGCCACCTGTAGAAAAATCTATAGGTGGTAAATTCAAATTTCTTTGATTTATCATTTCACTTTGTTGAGTACCCTCAATTTTAGTTCTTTTATCTTTTCGATCTTCAATAAGCTCTTCTTTAGACATCAACCTATCTATCTCCATTTGTTTTAATTGTCTATCAAATTCAAATTGAGCTTGCATTAACTCTCTTTTAATTTGACCTTCTTGTCTAGCTTTATTTATATCAAACTCTGATTTACCTTTTTCTATTTGAAGAGTTGTTTCAGCTAATGCTTGTTGTTTTTGCATTTCAGCTAAAGCAGATCTTTCACTCGCTTCAGCATTTGCTTGAGCTTGAGCTTGTATATTAGCTTGAGCAGCTGCCTGATCTTGTTGAGCTTTCTTACGTCTTTTTATTTTAAGAACTTGATTAGCTAATTTCAAGTTATGTACTTGCCTTATCTCTATAGCGTCTTCTAGGTTTATAGATTGAGATTGAAGAGCAACTTGTATATTTTGCTCTAGCACTTGTTTTTCTTCTTCATCTGGCACCATTTCCAAATATATTCCAAACTCAAATAAGTTTAATTTATACATGTCTTCTAAAGTACCTACATTGTAAGAGCTTATACTAGATCTTAAAGCTTCTCTAGTTAGTGGGTATTCTAAAGCATCAGATATTCTAAGAGCTATATTTTCACAAGTTTTAGCACTCAAGTATAATGAAGCTTGAACAATGTGCTTAGTAGCAGTGTTAGAATTAGCAGCTGCTAGCTTTTGTAAACCTACTAGTGAATTTTTATCTGGAACACTTCCATCTCTAGCTTCGTTTAACCCGGTTACATCTCTTATCATTTGTAAATAATACTGATAAGTCTGTATAAGACTTTGCATCTTAGCACCGCCAGAGCTAGTTTGCAGCTCTTGTATTGGCACTTTACCAGAGTTCATACCTCCGTCTTGATTTAAAGATCTACCTAGTATACTACCAGTTTGGAAATACATATTTAAAGCTTCAGCTGGATTGTAGTTAGTTCCATTACCAAGGTCAACCTCGGCTAAACCATCAACATCTAAGTATACCCCATCAGGAACTGTTCTTGCTAGAACTTGTTGTAGTTTCAGGTGAGTAAGCTGTATCATGTCAGCAAAACCTGTCATTCTACCTACTAAACTTTCTATACGGCCTTTATACATTTTAGGAGCGCATATGTTATAGCTCATATTTACTTTAACAAGATTAGAGTCAGGTCTAGTCATATTTCTAGACAACTCCCATCTTAACATCATCTCATGGCCTAGTATTTTAGCACCTGAATATAATACTTCAATAGACCTAGAGACTCTATCAAAATTAGAGTTTTCTGGTGGATTAAAAGTATCATCTTTTTGTAAAGCTTTTTCTAAACCAGTTGCTGTTTCTTTTATTTTAAATACTTGATCATGGTATGTTTTATATTCAAAATATAATACAGCTATATTGTTGCCATCATTTCTACCATTAAATTGATAATTATAACTTTTACTACCTGGATATTTCTGTATTGTTTCAAGCTCTTCTTCGGTTAAGCCTGGAAACTCTTTTTTAATCTCTGCTAAGCTTATATATTTAACTTCTCCAACATACCATATGTCTTGAAAATTTGGGTCTTGAGTATAAGAATAAACTAGATTAGCTGGATCTACATATTCTATAGTAACTCCTTCAGATAAGTTAAAATTAGTTTTTACAGCACCTATACCTAATATAACCAAGTCTTCAGCTATACGTCTTCTAGTTAGATCATATTTATTAAACTCAAGAGTGTTGTTTATAGCTTCTTCTTCTGCTATTTCAATAGACTGTTTGTAAGATAATTGCATATGAACATCAAGTTCTTCTTTATTTTGAGGAAGATTTTCAGGATTAGAGGTGGAATACATATCCATACCTGTAACACCTTTTATCTGCTCTATAAGATCTTGAGCTTGCATATCTCTCATTATAGTTTCAGCATAGTTAGTTCTTTCTTTTAAAGAACCTGGATCTTGAGCAAAAGCTTTAACTTCATAAAGCTTGCTATCCATGCCGTTAACAACTATATCTACAAACTTAGGTATAACTGGCACAGGCTTCCAGTCTAGATTTAAATACGATAAATCACCATTTATAGCTAATTCATCTTTATATTTTTGTACACTTTGTTCTCCTCTAGCGTATAGTCTTAAATTTCTAAAATTATTATAATTAGTATTATATCTACCTTGCACACCAGTTCGAGTCCCGGAAAACCAATCGCCTTCAATTGCTCTACCAACTTGCCTGCCATACTCAATGGAGCTTTTAACTTCTACAGGTACTACCTGATCAGGAAAAGAACTACCGTTATAAGTTTTTATTTGCATTTATTTATCAATTTTAGAAATAATATCATCGTTATTATACTTTTTTATACCTAGGTTAATTTTATTTTTAATTACACTAGGATTAGGCCTATATTTGTTTTTATTACAAGCCATTATAGCTAAACCAGAACTAATAGAAGCATCATGCTTTGTTCTATTGTTTATGTCAAATCTAGCCCAATCTTCTAAAGTCTTTTGAAAATACATGTCTCCAGTTTTTTCTTCTGAATAACCAATGTTTTCTTCAATATAAGACTCGATAGCAGCAGCGTGTGCTTGCTTAATATCTTCACTTGAATTAGGTATTCCACCTATTTCTTTTTCAGCAGTAGAAAGTTTATTCCAAATTTTATCAGGCCTGTTCATAGAAAAACCCCTATATCCTCTTCTTTTGAAATAATAAAGTAACCTTGGTTTATTATTCTCTGCTAGTATTGGCATGCCATAAAATATACACGCCATTAACACGTCTTCAAAAAATATCTCAGCTGTTTGTGGCCTTGATATATATTCTAAAAAGAAATGGTTAGGCGGTGCATCTTCCATGCTAAACTTCGTTAATCCGTGTAATGATCCGTTAGATCCTTTACCATCAACAGTACCACTAATATCGTAAGAGTCACAGCCGAAAGCTCCAATATGCTCATTAGCTGGATATTTAAAACCATTTTTTAATATAACTCTATTTTGTATTTCAACCGGTGGTACCCAGGTAATTAAAAACCTACCATCCTTGTTTGGCATAAAATAAACTCTTGTATCTTTAATACCGTTTTGCCAAATAAAGCTTCCTTTAGTTACAACTTTATTGTTTAACATTTCTTCATTATAATCTATTTGTTGATAGATCTTTGTTAAGTTAAACAAACTGTTTTTAGCTTCATCTCTAAAAGCATGTTGCTCTGTTCTTGGAAACTGCCTATAGTATTCGTTTAAACTGTCAGAATCGTCTCTTAGTCCATCTACTTCGTTTTCCCAGTGTTCAATAACTCCTGTTGTAATTTCATAACCATCAACTCCTTTGACTGGAGCTTTACCTCCAATGAAGACAGATAATCCATAAGTATCGATGAATCCCTCGTAGTTCCATTCCATAGGAATGAACAAGCTATAGAGCCCAGAAGATGTTTGTCCGTTTCTATTTCTTTTTGTAACGTCTGAATTGTAGTAAAGTTTTTTAAAATTGTTTCCACCTTTATCTAAAGCGTTTGAAGTTGAGCCCATCATACATTTACCTACAATTTTACGACCTAAACGTAGTGTAGTTTTTGTAACCCTCCAGTTGTTTAATATATTATCAGGTCTTTCCCATTTTCCACTTTCATCATGAGCTAATAGTTTTAGCTTTTCACCATCATAAGAATTGTCACCTGTATTTTTCCAGTCAATAGTTGTATCAAGTCCGTCTAGTTCTCTAAGCTGTTCATTAGATTCAAGCTTTCTTCTAGTAAGTTTCGATGCTGGAACTCTATAAGCCAATTCAGTCTTCGGCCTATCCATACCATCTTGAATGGGTTTAAAGAAGAATGGGTAGTTAACTGATATGGGTACAACTTTATCTGTGAACATTTTTTTGGCATCTGCACCAGACTTAGATAATATGCCGAATCTAGCATCGGAAGATATTGTAGCTTGGTTAACAAGTTCTGCTGACGACATAAAAGAGAATCCAGATCGTCTGTTCTTGAGGTAACACATTCCGTAACACCTTGTATCTGCTTTACATGCTTCCCAAAATATAAAGAAGAGTCTATTTGCTTCTCTATAATCCGGTGCTCCAACGTCAATCTTTGACCATTGCAAATACATATAATGAGTACCAGTAATGTAAGTAGCCAAACCCTTATTATAGAACCAGAATCCTTTATCTCTTTTTTCAAATTCTTTATCAATATAGTCATACCACTTTTCTTTAAATTCACTTGGATATTCTTCCCAGTCAAACCTTGTTTTAATTTTACTTAGCTCTTTTGGGTATTCTTGCTTTTGCCAGTATTGCTCCGCTTTCTTTTCGCTTCGTTTAAACGGTTCACCTGTTGCTGGTAAAGCAATCCTGAGATTCTGTATTTCAATGACTTGTCCAATCTTACCTGTTTTACTTATTACTATAAAATCATAATCAGAGTTGTAACCATACTCCCATTTTTTATATCTATTGTTTTTAGCTAATATCTTAGGATTAACAATGTCTTTAATTTCTTTCCAAAGCGTTTGGTTATAACTCACTTGCTTCTTCCTTCTGCAAAACCTTTAAAAGTTTTTTGTTCTTTAACTTCTTTAGGCTTTTCGTTTAACATATCTTCTTCTTGTTGAATACGAGTAAGTATTTCAAAAGCGTCAAATATAGCTAGCTTTTTAGTAGCGGCAGCATTCTTTAATCTGTCAGCGCTTACATCGTCGTCTGAGTCAACAATCTTTTCTTTCGCTACCTTGATAAGTTCCTCAACTGCTTTTTGCCCAGCTTGGATTATTTTCTTTTTCGTTTCCTTGGTGTTCATGCGTTAAAGCTATATCATTTGATTTCATACAATAAAGTCGTTCACCTTCTATAATAAACTCAAATTCAGAGTTAGGGGTAAACGTAATAAGTGTTCCAGGAGTGATTCCTATTGCTTCTAAAGCACTATTAGTATATTTCACTATACCAACGTTAGGTTGTTCTTTCCTGTTCTCTAATAAGTTTTGGTTTTTAAGTGGTTTTACAAAGCAATAATCTAAATGTGGTTTTAAATTATACATATATATTTGTTCTGGTATAACAAAATAAAGATCATCTTTAAAATAAGTTGAACTATTTCGTTCTTTACCTTTTTGATCATACCATCTTCTAAATACATTATGGTGAATATATAATTCATCTCCTATATTTATTTTAGTAGTATAAGCTGCAGGAGTAGACACTACTACAGCTTTTTTACTAATAAATCTATGGTTTTCAATGCTAGTATTGATAATAAGGTTATTACCATCAACTTGTCGTATATTGTCATACCTATCTTCAAAAGGTTTAACAATAAAGTAATATAAGCTTTTCACTAATACTTAAGATCATACTCTACAGAGA